ATCTCTTAGCGAAACAATGACTACATTGTTGCAATGTAATATGCAAATCAATCGACTGTCAGAAATATATGCACGTTCGTTGGAAGAATTTCTCATCAGTGGCATGGTCGTGCATCGTAAATATTATGGCTGGGAAAATGGTACGCTAGATTGCTGGACTGATGTAGTAGACCCCGAAACCTTTTTTATCGACAACAATATGCGCGATTTTAGAGGTTGGGATGTGTCAATGTTAGGTGAAGTACACGACGTCTCATTTCAAAAACTTTGCAGAAGGTTTGCGAAATCACCGGAAGATACAAAGCGGTTACGCGAGATATATACAGACGCAGCTGAGTCTTCACATATTGTATATTGTGCAGAAAAGTTCGGTTATAGCAGCCTAAAGAATTTAGATTTTCTTTTTACCAATCAACCCGGCCGTTGTCGAGTTATCGAAGTGTGGCGTTTGGAGAGCAAACCGCGATATCAGTGTCACGACTATTGCACTGCAAAATTTTTCAAATGTGAATTAGACGAGTACCAAGAACTTGTAGTAGCTGAAAACGAAGATCGTATCAGACGCGGTACCGCACTTGGTATGTCTATTGACGATATTCCACTCATCAAATCGGAATACTTTCTAGATGAATATTGGTATTACTATTACCTCACTCCGTTTGGAGACGTCTTAGATGAAGGCGAAACACCATACGCACACCAAAGTCACCCATACGTATTCAAGTTTTATCCTTTCATTAATGGTGAGATTCATAGCTATGTAGCGGACATCATCGACCAGCAACGCTACATCAACCGACTTATAACAATGTACGACTGGGTTATGCGAGCAAGCGCAAAAGGTGTGCTATTGTTCCCCGAAGAGTGTTTGCCCGATGGCATGTCAATGGAAGATATTGCAGACGGGTGGTCACGCTTTAATAGCATGATTCTATTTAAAGCAAAAGCCGGTTCAGTCATACCTCAACAAATTTCGAACAATGCAACTAACGTGGGTATAGCAGAGTTGCTCAACGTACAGCTCAAACTTGTTGAAGAAATATCCGGAGTTAACGGAGCATTGCAAGGTAAGACAGGTTATGCAGGCACGTCAGCCGCACTCTATAACCAACAGACACAGAACGCAGCCACCGCATTGTTAGACGTCATGGAAAGCTATGGCACATTTGTTATAGAAACCGCGTCTAAGAATCTCAAGCTCATTCAACAATACTACGATGATAAACGCATCAAGAATATAGCCGGCAAGAACGCATCAGTAGCAATTGACCCGTCAGAGATACGCAACTTAGAGTTTGATGTCTCTATTTCCGAGAGCACATCAACACCGGCATATCGACAAATGGCGACACAAATGCTAATGGAGCTATGGAAAGCGCAAGCGATCAGCACCGAGATGTTGCTTGAACATGCAGACATACCTTATGCAGATGAGCTATTACAAGCTATCAAATCGCAGAAGGCACAACTTGAGCAAGGACAAACGCCCGATGCAATATCGCCGGAATTACAACAACGTGTTGCGCAGTCTGCAAACCAGACAAGCGTTAACAGACTATATAACGGAATCACAGCACCACAAGCAAATGAAGGAGGAATAAGGCAGTAAACAAATGCGGTTGAGACGTGAGTCCCGACCGCATTAATATTTATCTCTTTGTTTTACTAGGCCTACCGCGAACAACGGTAGGTTTTTTATTTACATTCTCAAGCGCCAAAGGGTCATGAGTAAGAGTGGCAATACCTTCAAGATTTTGCTTTGGCGCGGTGTAACCACCGACGCAGTACCGATTTTTTCTTTCCATAGAGTTTCTTGCGTTTGCGGCATGCGTCGACCCACTTGTAATACATTTCAGCTTTACGCACCTGGTCATAAGCAGACAGGTAGCCGTCCCCATTAGCATACGGAGTGAAATAGAACGACTCGTTAATCAAGTGGAACACGCGTGCATCCTGGTTAATATACTTTTTATTTTTTAGTTTGCGGAAGTTGTAGCGATCCATTACTATCAACTTAAGCGATGTCTCATCCGCAGGAAGGACATAATAACGATGGCCGTTGAGTTCGTGTGCCATGTTTGCCTTCTTGATTGCCTCACGATATCGAAGTGCGGCAAAGAATTTTACAAATACATTCATATTGTTATAGTTTTATATTGTAGCCGCCCCTTTTGCGATACGCGCAGAAGGACGGACAGTTTTTTGTCTTGGTTTAATCTTGGGCATATCCATTTCGTGGAAACAGATATGCAACCCAATTGCACGTGTCATCAACAAGTCATCATGCCGACCCACGATAGCACCAAAAGCACCATTTTGCTTGCGTTCGTAACACTCATACTCATTGAGACACTCCTCGTCACGCTCGATATACAAGCCGTCACGTATCACCTTTACCAGCGTAGATATAATCATTGGCTTAGTTGATACGTTGGTGTGAAAGCCATACTTGCGTGGACGGCCTTCAATAATATCTTCCTCCGACTGCTTACGTGCGTATAAGTTGTCATACTCTTCTTTTATTTGATTAAGAATAAAAGAAGACTGATCGCCATCGACGCTGCGCTCTTTGTCGTGCGTTTCCAAAGTGTTGGACTCGATAACAAGTAAGGCGTTGTCATAGAAGGCGGCTATTTGCGCTGCTTTCCACGCCAAGATATCCATGTCAATATGCCCATACCATTGAGCGACAACGACAGGTTTCTCTCCGTCAATCATCATCATCCGATCGAACACGCAGATAACAGACCAGTCAGCTTTGCCCGAGCGACCACCAATATCGACAACGACAAGATATCTATTCGTCACAATCTCATCCTCGTCTATTTCGGGCAAAGCCCACACGCGCAACATACCTTGTGCATCCGCAGAGAACTTGAGATGTTTGAAAGCACCTTTGCCGCTATCATCATCACCATAGACGTCACCCACGTATTTAGGCGGACGACACGACTTGCGCAGTTTTTCAATCTTGTATCTATCAAAGACACGCTCACCGGAGTGCACGAACGCCTCAACATCATCAGACGGATATTCAGACGCCATGTCTCCATGATCGCGATATTTCTTGCGCTCCTCAACATACCAATGAATACCTTCGAGCGTTGCGCCCAATTCCCACAAACGCCACAAATATGCGCCAGGCTCTTCACGATCAGTAAATGCAGTCTCACCGTTGCGGTTCTTGTACAACCATTCTGCAAACTTCGTTAAGTCGTCATCAGTTTTGAAGGGTAACGAATAGAGATCAATATCATACCAAGCGATAAACAAAGCCGAAAATTGAGACGTGCCACGTTTGGCCGCGTCATATTCACGTTGAAAGAAGTTGCCCGTACCATTTGCCGTTGACTCGTAGATAATCATAGTCATAGGTTCAGTGATAAGCACGCCCGAACATGCAGAGCGCACTATGTCTTCCGGTTTCTTGCCGTCAGTTGCTTTCCACACTCCGACCTCCGACAAGTGCACAAGGTTATAGTCGCCGCCACGGCAAGAGTCAGGGTTTTCGGCAGTACCAACTTTAATCTTGCAATTGCGTTGCGGCACACGGAAGATAGCGCCAGACTTACCAACGCCAACCAACTTGCGTTCGTTCTCATTATACGCATCCCCTAGTTGGTGTAGCAACTCAATAGGATAAGCGTTAATCATGCGATCGAACATATCTTTTATCTCGTCAGTACCGCTAGATTGGTGTGCAATGATAAGTGAGTTCAGACCAACTTTGTGAACAAGTTGCAGCCATGCCATGTACATTTGCGACGCAGTAGAGCCACCCCACTGACGAGCTTTAAGGAGCACGAGACGTATTGGCTCTCCATTTGTTCGCTTGCTTTCCAGAAAGGATATGAACTTACGTTGCGGACGAGTAAGGCGGAACAATATATCTTCGCCACCACCCTTCGTTTTGATATAGACAAGCGACGCAGCCCAGAAAGGGAAATCATGCTTATAGCGTATGCGCACGAACATGTCTATTATCTTAAGGCGATCCGTATCATTGCCATAATCATTCGGATAAAGTTTTTTCTGAATCTTTATAAAATCCTTAATTGAGCCGGCAGCAATAAGTGCAGACACAAATCCGTCCTTAAGCATTGCCACAGGCAGCCATTGTTCCTTAAGTGGGAAATCCTTAATAACAACTTTCGTGCGTTCGCCAATAGACCCCAAGCCCGTAATTGGATTTACAGCCTTGGTATTCTCCGCGACACGTCTCGCATTTTGCTTTAGTATAGCATTTACTTCTTTAGACATAGCGGTGTTGTTAATAGTCCGACAATACAGCCAACGACATAGGCATATAGGTGTATCATTCCATTAGTTGAACGAAACACAAAGCCTATTGCGATAAACGCAATGAACCAAGCATGAAAGAGCAACTTGTTCTTTGCGCGTGCGGAGCTAAGTCCACATAGGGCATACAGCACAGCAGACAGCCCAACTGTTGGGACCGATGAAAGTAACAATGAAGGAACAGAGAAAGCAATGATGAAAGAAAGCGCCAAGTTCGTAATGCTAATATCATATACAAAAGCGATTGCGACCAAACACCAAGCATTCACCAATACGTGAAACCACGATGCATGAAAGAACGAATATATAAGACGTTGCAATAACGGGCAGTGTGCATATATGCCCAGGCTATGCCAATCCGTAGGCACAGCCACCACAGCATATAACAGCACAATCACGACCGCTAACGCCAAACTAATATTCTTCGCATGTGCATTCGTGCCCATTCTTTCTTTGCCTCGTTAATTATAGTTTTTGCAGAGCCCGAAGATAAGTAGAACTTTGGCGCCGGTGAAGATATTACTTGCTCCACCGCATCACCAAGAGACAACTCCGGATGTTCCTTTTTAAGAGCCATAGTGCGATTGAATATTTCAACGAACATTTCACGCTTATTTGGGCGCATAGTAGACAGATTATCTTTGCCACTTAGAATAGCAATGACAACCGAACAGGCACGTTGTCGACTTACGTAAAAACGACTTGCCGACATATTCACAATATCTTCCAACGCTTTTGCTTTTTCTATCAATCGGCAATTAGCTATGTACGTACGATAAGCACGTAGCAGATCAGCCTTGCGTTGGTCAGCGTATTCGGATATACAACCGTGGGGCTTCATCTAGGACTATATTTTTAAGTTTGTACCTACACAAAAATACACAATTCACGCGGTACAAGTTATCGCAAAAGCGCACGCCAAACGACCTATATTTGTGCAGAATTATAATTTAACTAAGCTAAATATTGATATATGGCTGATACACAACAAACTAAAAGTAATCGCGACCGACTACTCGAACGCATGAAAGGCAAGTATCCCGACAAGTCTTTCGACGACGACGAGGCGTTATCGGGCCAAATTAATGACGATTACGACGATTACGACCGAAGAATTTCGGAAGGACAGGACCGTGAAAAAGCGTTCTCAGAACTCTTTACCAATAATCCGAAGGCCGGACGACTTATGATGGATTGGAAAGACGGTGTTGACCCTGCTGTCAATCTTGTGCGACTTTATGGTACCGACATCAAAGACGCAATTGACGATCCGGAGAAACAAGAAGAAATTGCCGCAGCAAACAAAGAGTACATGGAACGCGTAGCTAAAGAGAAAGGCTACGAGGAAGAGTACCAGAAGAACCTGGCAGAATTGCCGTCAGTTCTTGATGCAGCGCAAAAGAAATTCAATGCATCAGACGATGAGATTGATAAGGCCATGGAACTTATTATGCAACAAGCTAAGTCTGCAATGCTTGGTAAGTTCGAAGAGTCAACAATCGAATCGGCATTGAAGTCTATTCGTCATGACGGAGACGTTGAGCAAGCGCAACAAGAGGCAGAGATCCGCGGACGTAACGCCAACATTGAGGCGAAAATCCGCCGCAGTAAGAAAGGCGACGGCACCAATCCTTTCAGCTCATCCGGATTGCCGGCTAGCAGCAGCCCGTCTCAAAATCTTGGGGCACTCGACCGTATGTCTACCGACGATGATATTTATGCGCGTGGCGGAGGTTTCAAGCGCACTAAACATAGCTAATCTTTTATTTACTCAATAACCCAATCTTTAAATTATGAAATTAAAAAAATTCGCGAGATTACTCGCAAGCTTGACACTGTCCCTTGTGGCAATGGTTGTCGGTGCATCATCCGGAGTTATGATGGCCGATGGTACAGCACCCCTACCCGATGGCGGTATTTCTAACTCCGGTGCAGACGGTACCGGTGGTAATGACGGTATTGCAACCGAAACCGCTGGCCGTGAAAATGGTGATGACAACTTCTACTCTAAAGAAGTTGACGACCGCATCATCAAAATTCGTCCAATGGCTACTCCGGTAGACCAAATTAGCCGTTACGCCAAGGCACAAAAGACCAGCTCTTTTGAGGTTAAGTATTATAGCGTTGGCACACGTCCCGTAACTTGCCGCACCTCAAAAGCGTTGACAGCTCAAACCACTGGCGCATCAGTTTCATTGGACGTAGACGACCCCAGCTTGTTTACTTTGGATGATACTATCCGCGTTGTGGGCGTTAAAGCGGTTACCAATTACAAGGGCGTTGCTTATAACCAAGACAGCGAAAACACCCCTGACCTCGTATTGTGTGTTTGCGGCCGTAACGACTCTACCAACCAACCCACAGTGTACGCAGTCAATGGTGTTTACGATGAAACAAGCAAGTCTCCAATCTTTGTACCGGCTATCCCTGCCGGCACTACTTTAGTACGTATGGGTAAAGCTTGTGCAGAACTTGACGCACAAACAGGTCGTTTCAACAATATCCCGACATCAGAAATCCAATATTGCCAAAACTTCATGTTGCAAATCGAACAATCAACCTTCGATAAGATTGCAAAGAAAGAAGTCAATTGGTCATTCTCTGATCTCGAAGAAGACGGTATCTACGACATGCGTATCTCTCAAGAAAACTCATTCCTTTTCGGCGACAAGAACAAAA